TCTCCCCAAAAATATGAACCTCGAAATGCCTGGTCACAAGCTTTATTGACGTAACGCTGTTTCGCAGATGCGAACGCTCTAACCAGATTCAGTTCGTCGTCATCAAGTATGGACAGAGGGATCTGCCATCCTTTCTTCAACATCTTCTGGACGAACTGTTCCTGTCCCACAAGCTGATGAAAATCTGCAAGCCTGTCTGACTCTGGACTTCCTGGTCCGTTCAGATCGTAGTGGTTCACAACAGAACAGAGCTGCGTTAATTCGTTGAACCTTAAGCTGTCCTTCCAGATGGCTGACAATGTCTCATGTAGAAGAAGACAGCCACACTTCTTGGTGTTGAGGACGGCGCCCTCTGGCTCCTTTCCCTTCAACTTGTCGATGTTGCTAGCGTGATGGTCAACCACTGTTTCGTCGACCAGGAAGTAACTGGGACAAACGTCTGCAAAGATCGTCATGGTCCCGTCGCCTCGACCTGGAAATGTGTCCGCCTCGTGCGGATTGACGAACACAACCTCCCCGTCGGGAAAGAGTGTGAGAAAAACGATGGCACAGGTGGAACCATCCATACAGTCACGATGAGTGACCAATCTACGTTTCATTTCTTCCATCTATTCTTTCATCTATTCTTCAGATCCGAGGACAGCTATCTCCTCTTTGTATGACTCAATTTTATCACAAGCTGCAATATCTTTTGCAGTCAGCTTTTTAGGTACAGGAATCCATCAGATATCGCACGCGCCGCTCTTACAGCTGTCCTTCCCGTCGACACCGGTCGAGGCGGTACCCACGAACTCGATGGCTTCGGCCAGAGACAGCGGGGTGAGCGGCTGGTTCTCACGGCTGCCGTCCGGATAGATGGTGACACCCTTGAGCTCAGGTAGGTACTCCATGTAGAGGGCCGACAGTTCCTCCTTGGACACATCGGACTTGATGTTTATGGTCTTGCTGACCGCATTGTCGGTGTGTCGTTGGCAGATCCGCTGCATCTCGAAGTGGTCGCGCATGCTGAGATCGTACGTTCCTTGGAAGTGGGAAACGTCCTTTCCGTCCTTTACGAACTTCTCCAGCAACGGGTGGACGACCACCTCCATGGCCCTGGTATCACCGACCCACCAGCGGCGCTCATAGGCTGGGGCGAACATCGGCTCGACACCAGAGGTGACACCGCATACGATTGCTGTGGTGCCGGTCGGGGCGATTGTGTTCGTGGCACAGTTACGCATACCAAACTCAGCGATCGCCTTGCGGATGGTGGGCTTCAGTGTCTTCACGAACGCCGATTTGAGGAACTTATCCTTGTCGAATACCGGGAAAGCACCGCGCTCCTTAGCGAGCTCGACCGACGCCAGGTAAGAGTTGTCCTTGACAAACTCCATGATCTTGTCCACAAACTCCAGACTCTCTGGCGAATTGTAGGACAGGCCCATCATGAGCAACGTGTCATGTAGCCCCATGATACCCAGGCCGATGCGGCGGAGGTTGTTGCAGGTGCCAGCGATCTCCGGCAGCGGGTAGTTGTTGACCGTGAGGACGTTGTCAAGGAACCTTATCGACGAGAAGATGGAGTCCTTGAGCATCTTCCAGTCGATCATGGGGGATACACCCTGGACGAACCTCGGAAGGACCACGGCACCGAGACAGCAGCAGTCGTACGGGGACATCCAGATCTCCCCACAGGGGTTGGTACTCACCAGCTTCGCATAATAATGAATGTTCGACATCTTGTTGGCATAGTAGCCGTTCAAGATGCCAGGTTCTCCACCCTTGAGAGCGTTGGTGATGATCCGATCCCAGAGCTCTGCGGCGGGGATGGTGCCGACCACACGACCCTTGAAAAGTAGGTCAAACGGCTTGCCGTTCCTCACCTTTTCAAAGAAGTCCTCCGGATCCTCGTTGAAGACGACCGATACGTTGGCGTTGTTCAACTCCTTAAGGTCCAGCTTCTTGTCCAGGAACTCGGTGATATCGCCGTGGTTGACATCCAGACAGAGCATGAGGGCGGTCCGGCGACCACCTCCAGCCTTGATGACGTTACCAGCCGCGTTGACGATCTCCATCAGGCTGACGGCACCAGTCGCCGTACCTCCTGTACCGGTCACCGGATGTCCACGGGGGCGGACCGGCGAACAGTTGATCCCAACACCGCCACCGGTGCCGGAGATGACGATCGAGTCACTTACCGTACGCCCCCAGCCTTCACGACTGTCGTGGGTTGGGATGACAAAGCAATTCAGGAGCTGTCCCTTCGCCTTGCCGGACCCGTACCAGATACGCCCACCAGGCATGAACCTGTTGTGGGCGAGCTGCTCGAAGAACTCCTCCTCGACCTTGACGCGGTTGGAGCCGCTTTCGGCGGTGGCCACGTGCCGGGCGACACGGCGACAGGCCTCCAACCACTTCTCACCCTCATATGCCGTGTAACGCTGACTGAAGATGTCTGCACCGAAACCAACCGGCTCGAAATACGGGATATCTTTCTTCACTGCAGTGGCTCCTTCATCAGTACGGTTCCAGAACTCATCATGTCCTTGACGCGGTTACGCATGTATTCCTGTCGCTTCGAGTCGATGTTCATCAAGTACCCTGTTGCGTCCTGGCCATGCTCAAGCATCTGCACCTTGATGTGTTTGCTCGTGTCCATCAGGAAGTCGAACACTTGTCCGTCCGGGCCGAGCCGTGACTTGGCGTTGTAGAGCTTCCCGATACCGTTCGACTTCATCTCCTGCGTCCTGGTGATCGTCATGATCAGATCACAGACGGTCGCCTTGGCGTATGCCTCACCGATCTGGGCGATGGTGACGAGCTCACACTCGAGACCCTCACGGTTGGTCTGATCCGCGGTGAGCACCACCACGTTCAGTTCAGCGGCCATAGCACGAAGTTCCTCGTAGTTGGCCTCGAGCTCATGGCGTTTCTCCCCGTAACGACCCATAGGCTTCAGGAGGTCGGCGTAGTCAACCACGATGGCGTCCGGAATGAAGTTCTTGGTCTGCTTGAGACGTTGGACGTGGTTACGGATGTGATCGATCGTGGCCTTCTTGGTGGGCCACTGCTTGATGATGAGACGGCCGGTCGCCTTCTCCAACATCGACTTTTCGACATGCTCCTTGTTCTCTGCGACCAGGTCGATCGGGATCTCCGCGAACCAGGAGTCGGCGCGGAGGCCCAGCTTCCAGTCCTGCATCTCCAGGGTGACGTACAGGACGCTGAGTCCCTGTGCCACCAAGGCACATGCGGCATTCACCAGGAACATAGACTTACCGACGCCGGTGGCGGCGATAAAGGTCGAGATCGTACCACGCTCCCAACCTCCGCCGAGGACCTTGTCGAGGGGTGTCCATCCGGTGCTGATCGGGGCCCGGACGACCTTCTGAACACGGATGTCAATGTCTGTCCCATATTCGTGTCCGTGGTCCTTGGGTGAACCCCGCTCGAGGGCTTCACGCATACACCGACTGATGTCGTCGTATTTGGAGTTCTCGACCTGCTCAAGCACAGATCCCATGGCCGCGAGCACCGCCTGCTTCTTGCAGAAGTCAAGAGCACTCTCCTGGATCCAGGCACGGTCACCTGCCAGTGGGATCTCGACGACCTTCTTCAGGTACTCGGTCACCATGACCTGTATAAGCGGATCGGCCTTCAGTTTCTCGTCATGCTTCAAGAGCGTAGGGATGAGCTCTACCGATGGGAATTCCTTGTATTTTCCCCTGTAGGCATAGAGCGCTTTTGTGATCGACTCAAGATGGACGAACGTGAAGTAGCTTGCCTCCAACACATCCGACATCTGGTCAGCGAAATCATTATCAGTGATGATGGCCTGGACCACCTTCTCCTGATATCCGCGACCCATCTTCTCGAACGTTTCAGCTTGGCTCATTTGTCTCCGTATCCATCTGATCAGTTGCCTTCTTGCTTTTGGCCCACATGCTTGTCCTGGTAGCCAACATTATAAACGGCTTATCAAAATCCTCCTTCAGCTGGATACCATCCTTCATGGCCTCCATCCTGATACTGGAGGTCTTGTACTGAGGTGGTGAGAGCACCTTAGAACGTGCAGCCCTGGCCGCACCTGCGTCGATGAGTGGCGTGTGCAATGACACCAGGGAGAGGTTCTCCACGATGTGCTCACGTTTCTCCACGATCTTAGTGGCCTGTCTGGCGGTGGCGGTTGGCCGCTCCTTCTTGTCTACCTGTTTGGAGAGCTCTATCAGTCTGTCAAACACCTGTGGCAGGCTCATGTCGTCGCCCGCGAGGGTCGGCACAAGTTTCATCAGCGTCTTGGGACCGATGCCGTCGACACCTGAGACGTCGTCGCCCTTGTCCCCGCACACAGACTTCATCAGGACGTAGTTGGCCGCGGTACAGCCGACGTCCTCCATGACCTCCTTGGGGGTGTAGAGGCGTTCCTTGACGGGATTGTAGACGTTCACGTCTTTGGTCACCAGTTGGAGGAAGTCACGATCAGTCGAGATGATGACCTTCCTACCGTCCAACACGGTCGTGAGGTAAGAGATCATGTCATCCGCCTCACATCCGTCGGGAACGATCTGCTGAATGCCGAGGATCTCCACATATTTCTTGGCAAGCACCATCTGGTCGTCCATGTTGTGGAGGTCCTCCTTGGCGGTCTCGCTAAAGTCAGCGTCTCCGTCCTGCCCACGGTTCAGTCTAACCCGACGGCCAGACTTGTACTCGGCACGGATCGAACGCCTCTTGGCGGACCCACCGCGACCGTCCCACACCACAATGATAGCTGTTGGCTTGAGACGCTCCGCGAGGTTGCGTAGGCCCCTTATCATACCCACTACGCCTCCGTTACGCTCCCCGTTGGTGTCCAAGCTAGGGTTGGCTGCGTAGTGACGTATGAAAAAATTGTGCCCGTCAACGATGAGAAATGAAGACTGGAAGGCGATGATCATCAGATCTTCTCCAAGATTTCTTTTGCCAGTGACTCGATGTCGGTACCAGTCGCGAATGCGAACCTGCCAGCGATCTCCGGATCGATGACGTAGAAGTCATGCTCCGAGAGATAACCGACCCCTGAGAACGATCCGTCTCGTCCGAGGGCCAGGATGCTACGCAGCTTGTCCATGTGGATCGCACAGAAACTCTGTCTCTTCGGGCAGCCGAGGATGGCCACAGCCTTCGCTGGAGGCTGTGGATAGAAGTTCTGCAACTTCGATGCTGTCCATGAGTATCTGTCATTGTGGTCTCTGGCGACCTGCAGTTCGAAAGCGTACACCTCGCCTTTGATAATGGCGGTCACGTCGCCTTCGGTCTTACAGTCCCTCACATGTACCTTCTGTGCCGTGACCAGGTGGTCGCTCAGTAGGGCCATGATCAGCTGCATCTCCCAACCCTCCCCATACGCAATGTTCTTTTTCTTTTCCACGTCTCTCCTTTCGGACTGTTTTTGAGCATAGCACAGCTATTCTGGCTGTGCTATGCAGTGTGTTAGAAGCTCACCTAAACAGTGGCTTCGGGTTAATCTGTTTGCCTTCCATCGCGGACTTCTGCATCACCTGAACGCCTCCCACAAATGGAAGCTTGTATCGTCGGTAGCAGTCCTTGTCCCTGATGAAAGGCTTCACGAACTTTTGATAGAACGAGACCGGGTTCTTGATCTCATCCGCCGGATCCATGCGCCTCAGGATGTCGTTGACCAGCGGGTACGGATGGGTACCCTCTGCCTTGGTCTTCGGATCCATGATCGCCTCAAGCACCTTCCTCTCAGCTGGTGTGATCCTCTTGAGGTCGATCGCATGCATCTCCCCGTTCCAACCTGCATGAAGAACGAGGACCTCTTTGTAGCGGTCCTCGGTACTCATTCCTCCGTATGTGAATCTGATAAATGAACCGGGCTGTGCTACGGGTCCGAACGGCATGGGTTCATGATTATCAAACGCTAGACTGATTAGTCCTCAAGAAAAAGTTGTTCGTTGTCCTGCCTGACTTTCTTCTCCCGTGTGAGCTCCCAGAGGGCATCATCGACCAGATCACTCGGAAGACCTGTTGCCTTTGCGATATCAGTCTTGTCCGATGACCCGTGACGGATCGCTTCCAGCACCTGCTGTTTCACGAAGTAGTCTACCGACATTTATTCCTCTCCCTCAAAGCTCTCGACCTCTATCTCACCTTCGTGGTCGACTGGTGTCGCCTTGTCATACTTGACGACGAAGTGTTTCTCCAGAAGATCAAGGATGTGTCCACGGAAGTGTGAACGTGTCTCGACCAACTCCCGCCAAGCGCTCTCCCTGAACCTTAGCTCTTCCACGATCGGAGCGGTGACTTCGCCGGTCTTCTCGTCGATCACGTCAGGTCCGGGAACGTTGTTCATGATCATGAAGCCGTTCGCTTTGGCGATCTCCTTGACCTCATGTAATGCATCCCTCCATGAGCCGATGTCGTCGATACCGGTGGCGAACTGGATCTGAAACTTGCACGAACGGTGTGGGGGTCCCAACCTTGTCTTGTACGCTTTTCCAGAGGTCTGGATGGCGTACACTTGGCCGGTCTTAGGGTCCTTCAGCTTGGTGCTGCTAGTGAGGCGGATGCGCACCGAGGAGTGATACGGGACGGCCTTTCCGCCCGGTGTGGTCCATGGGTCTCCGTACATGACACCGATCTTAACCTTCAGGTGGTTGGTAAAAACTAGGGCTACACGGTCCTTGCCAAGGACATCGGTCAGCTTACGCATGCCTTTCGCCATCGCCTTGGCCATCAGACCGATCCGACTGTTCGGGTCATAGTCGCCCTCGATCTCCGCCTGACACGGTGTGGCTGCGATCGAGTCCCAGATGATGAGGAACATCGCTTTAGTGTTCTTGCCACGGATGCTGAGGATTGACTGTTCCAGTGCCTCAAAACAGTTCTCGATAGTACCAGGCTGCATGTAGAGTACACGGCGGTTGTCAACGCCGATACGCTGTGCGAAATCCGGGTTATATGCGTTCTCAGTGTCGATGTAGACCACGAAGCCGCCATGTTTCTGGACGTTGGCTGCCAGGTGGGCACAGATCAGTGACTTACCACTGGACTCCTCACCGGCGATCTCGGTGATCTTTCCGACCGGGACGCCGCCGTTGCGCCGGTTGCTGATGGTATAGTCCAGCAGTGTACTTCCGGTGGAGATGAACTCCTTGCACTCGGTGGGGTTGTCACCGTCGATAGCGAGATTCCAGGCGATCGCATCGCCGTCCCCCTTGTCTTTGTTGAACTTGTTCTTCAGGTCTCGAAGGATCCTGTCGACGTCACCCTGTGTAGGGTCACCCAACTCGTCCACCTTTCTAGGCGTCTTGGGCGCCTTCTCTTCTTTCTTTGCCATGTTTAGATTTCCTTGATCTCAAACGCGAAGTCAAGAGGCTCGTGGTCAGGCTGGAGTTGGCTGTTCTTGAAAGTGTCCCATGCGACATCAGCCTTCCCGCCCCAGAAAACCTGGTCAACTAGCGTCCTGTTGTTACGAGTATTCTTGATATTGATGTGTGTGGCGTGTAGGTAACGTGTGGCATGAACGATGCCCTCACTGTCTGCCCACGTGTCTGTCTCGATGAATGAGCCGAACGGGTTATCTAGCCCCAGTTCCTCCTCAGGAACATCGACGAGATGTTCAAGATAAGAGGCATGGATCCACATACCTTCCGTGATAGGCGCGCCAGAGAATCTAACGATCTGGAGCAAGGCATCACCGTCGCCTTGTTCCTCGATGGCCTCCACCCGAATACCGTCCAGTACAGGGCACAGTCCAGCAATCCTAGCGAAGAATGTCTTCACTGTCATTTAGTCCTTTCAGAACAGAAGAGGGAGGGAGACCCTACACCGTCTTTACGGTTCTGTGGGGTTCCCTCCCTGTGTTGTTAGATCAGCCCAACAGCTTGGTGATGGCGTCGTCGACCGACTGCTTGCCGGTGACGGGCATCTCCGCGTTGTTGCTCGGGGTCTTATCGAGACCATCGGTCACGACGTCAACAGGACCGCCTGCGGCCAGGTAGTCCTCCCAGATCTTGCGGACCTCATCGGAGGTCTTCGGCCCGATTGCATCCTCGAACTTCGGAATCGACTCCAGCAGCTTTGCGACCTCATCGGCGCTCTTGAGAAGTGGAACGAAGCGGATCGTGTTCTCGATGTCCGTGATCGGGAAGCTCTTCTTGTTCCCCTTGTTGTCCTTGTTCTCGGCCTTCTTGAGGTCGACGGTCAGGTCGAGACCGAGCTTCGTGTTGACGATGATGTCCCATGCCCCGCCCGCCTCACCGACCTGCTCCTGGTGCATCTCATTAAGCTCAGGCTTGCAGACCATCTCGATCATACGCTTGAAGTTAGACTCGCTGATCGAGAGCCAGGCCGGTGCGCCCAGCTTACCGGTGATCTTGCCGAAGCCACCCTTCTCCAGCTTCTCCCTCTCTCGCTCGACGATCGCGAAGTAGTACTTCGTGCCCGCCTGGATCTTCCTGAATACCTCAAAGTCCGCCTTTCGAACCTCGTCCGGCTTCTGTGCGCCTTCACTGTCGGTCCACGCTCTGAACTTCTCAGCCGCGGCGCAGATGTCACATTGGTCACCACTAGTCTGCGGGCAGTAGACCGGCTTGTTGTTCAGGTAGTGGAACTGCGCTACCTTGTAGGGCTCCTCCTGTCCAGCTAGTGGCAACACGCGGATGAGGTGGTTGTCCTGCGCCTTCCAGGTGCTCTTATTTCCGCCACCACCCTTGGTGTTCAGCGATTCGAGCTTAGCGCGGAGCTTATCAACTGTGAGTGCCATTTTCTTTTTCCTTGTCTGTCTCTGCTGTTTTACTTTGTCTTGAGGCAGGTTAGCCTCTCGATATCTCTTATCTTATCACTTCTTCTGCTTGGCTGTTTCGCGTGGAAAATCTTTTTTCGTTGTTTGGATGTTGCGTCGGAACACGTGAACTTCGGTCGCCCGTTCCATGTGTCCCCTCGAAAAATAAGTAATTTGTCGATATCTTGTTTGCCCACCAGCGTGTAACCCTCCTCACACACCAGTGCGACCACATCGGCCCTGATAGCCTCGCTGGCGAATGCGGCGCAGCAGGCGTCGGCCCCGAACAGGAAGGGATCTGCGATCCACTCGTGCAGCTCTGCCAGCAGCTCAGGATCCTCGCTAAACATAATGTTGAGTAGCGACGTCATCTGGGCAAAGTCCTCCCAGAAGGTGATGGATGTCGTCTTGGACTCCAACCTGCTGCCGATCTCTGCCAGCTGCTCGGTGAAAGGGGGGCTCACGGCGTCAGGTTTACCGAGGTAACGCTGTCCCAACTTATAGACCCACTGGCACTCGCTGAAGATCCACGACATGGATATGTGTCCCTGTTTAGCGGTGACGACCTTTCCTGCGGTGTCCGGCTGTTTCACCTGGACCGTTCCGAACGACGTTGTGATGTCATGGCCGGCGCCGGTGATCAACTCTACATCGTACCCTAGGATGGCGAACTCTTCCGCGAGACACTCCTCACCGTGTCCCTCCTTCATCTTCTTCTTGAAGGGAACGTAGTTCTCAGGGTCCCAGCGGTGCCATGCAAGCGATGGCTGGCTCGCAGTTACTACAAGCTGTTGTTCTGGTTTCTCCGCACTCAAGGTCACTTTCCTGCAAGGCCGTCAATGACCCGCTTTACCATTGTATCAACCTTTTCGCCCACCGTTTTGTCGAGGTCACTGTCAGGGCTAGAAGAACCTGCCTGGTCGATCGTCATGTCGTCATCTGGTCTAGTACCAGGTGGCAGTCCCTCAGCTCCCTTACCCGTGCTCCACGGTGACGACTGCGACCTCTTCATTAGGTTGCCACCGGATGCTAGGCCTCCACCTTGGAAGCCCTCCTGTGACACTGTGGGGCTGACGTTCGCGCCATCTAGCAGCGGCGGCTTCTGTCCGGCCTCCGAGTTGGTACCGATGTCCAGGAGGACGTACTGGTTGCCCCTCTTACCGAGGTTGTCACCCTTATAGTCAGCGAAGGCCACGCCAGCTGTGGACAGCTCATCGATCATCTTGTCGATGGCGTACTTACGCATGACGTCCCAGAGCTCACTGGCATACGCCTCGACGTCTGTGTTGATCTTAGAGATCAAGTTCTTGTACTTGTTCGTCTGCGGTGATCCCTGGATCTCCTCCATCTTGTCCTCACGAACAGACTGGCGGAACACGTTGAAGAACTCCTCGAGCTTGTTGGCCGACAGGAGCGTGAACAGTTCCTCCGACTTGCCGGTCTCCCGGACGAGCATGAAGGCCCGCGTGATCTCCGCGGACTCCTCCCCGTTCCCATCAAGTGCCTCGACCTTCTCGGCGATAACACCGAATACCTCATGGTCATCCAGTTCGGGAGGTGACTCCAACTTGAACGTTTCGTAGATCTTAATGACGTGCGGTAGGGACTTGCCCTTAAGCTTGTAAGCCGCGGTAGCGTCCTTGACGTCGGCGGTGATCTTTAGGATCTTGTTGGCCCCCGCATCGTATACCATCGAGTACTGTCCGCTACCCAGGAAATCTAGGGTCCCGTCTGTTTTAAACGTGACATGGGCCTTTAGCTTCTCCAGGTTATGCTGGATGACCTTCTCGGCGTTGAGCTTCCCGCTCCAATCCTCCAGCGTCTTCTCGATCAGAGAACCGAGGATACTCTCGACCATACTCTTGACCTGCAACGCAGCCTTTAGCTTCATCTCCACGTCCCTCGCCCTGGTATGATCAGAGAACACGTGAGGATCCATAACGTTCTTGATCGAGCCGCCGCGCAGCGCGGTCATGCTCACCTTGTCGATGGTCAGCTTGGGGTCCAGTGGACGAACGATCACAGGTGAATCGCCGAAGAGTCCTGAGGATGCTACGGTCTGCTGAAGCTGCTGCTTGTCTCCGACCGCATATAGCTCGAAGGCTGCACCTGGACGGAGTCCTTGGCTACCCACCTGCTCTGCCCTATCAAGAGCCTGTGCCAGATCCTGGCCGGAGGCGTCGTAGACCTCGACCTTT